CATTCTGATGATATTCTTTCTATTAGAAAAGAGAAACAAGAAAATGAGAGATTTAATTTCGATTGGAATGATGAATTAAGAGATTTTTAACTTGACTCAACTTCTTCTTGTGTTATTATACAAATATAACCTTCATTCCTTACCAGTTTAAATAGAAAATATGGAACCATATAGATACTCACCTTTCGATAAAAATAGTTGTTTTCGATTACATAATCCTGAAAATAATGTAACACAACAAAATACACAGTATCATCATAGAGATGAAGAATATTCTGAATGTGATATAGAAGAAGAGGCTAAGATGATGTTTTCGTGGTTTGGAATTAAGATAGAAACATAATTTTATGACTTATAAACAATGGTTTTTAGATAAATTTAAAGCCTATCCTGGTGCTTCTTGTCGTTTTGACTTCATTCTGGAAAGTTTAGTCAAAAGAAAAGGGTTTCATGGGTTTATTCCAAAATTAGAAGAACCTTGTTTCCGTTGTTCTGGTTATGGCGGTTATAAGGTTTCAAGTGGTCCATATGATTGTTGTGATTGGGAAACTTGTGATTTATGTAAAGGATCAGGTAAGTTGCTTAAACATTATTATAAAACTTGGTTCAAGGAATTTAAAGAAAAAGAAAAAGAACGAAAACTTAAAGAGAGAAATATTGCTAAGGAGTTGACCCGAATTAAATCGAAGATTACTAAAAAAGAATTAGAATTTTTATTGACCCATATCGAAAAATGATTACGAAAGAACAATTAAGTTTTAGTTTTGATACGAGTCATTTGAAATGGACTCCTGTTCCTGATTATCCTTCCACTATTGACGAAAATGTAACAGAGGAAGATATTCAAAAAGCCATTGATTTACATCGTTCAAAATGTAAAGAACGTTATGATGCTTATAGAGATTTGTTAGATTCCTTATGAAACAAGAACACATTCAACATTATTTGGAAGATTTAAAATCAACTTGGGATTTTACTCAGGAAGAATTAAATGATATTAGAGATAAAATGGCTAATTATGCATTAGCTGCTCTCATGGATTCAAAAGTGAGAGAAGAAGCATTTGAAATTTGTAAAGAATATTAACATGAAAAATTTGTAAAATAATATGGGATTCATGGCAGAACGATCCGAAGATAAATGGTTAAATTTAACCTCAACAGAATCAATTATGAAAAATTTATTTTTAGTTGTATATGATAGTGACCAATCTCCTATTGGGATTTTTGATTATGCAACTTTATGTATAGAGTTTAACATTTCTCGAACAGAAGAAGAATTAACTATGGTTTATCGTTGGTATCGAGAATATTACAATGAAACTTTGATTAATGTTATTCATATTAGAGGAAATAGATGGTTGCCTTAATAATATGTTTTCTTTAAAAGCTATACCCCCTGAACATGAAGATACTTCAATTGTTCGTGTTAAAACATCTGCATGGATTTCTGATAAAGGAATTATCTCTCTAAGAAAAGATATTATTCCCGTTAAACGAAAGTCTAAAGGTTATCAAATCTTACAAGAAGATGCGGCAAATATTGGTGCATTGGATGTTGTCGATAAGATTATCAATCTAGATGAAATCTCTGATGGATTATATGAAGTAATAACTGTTAATGAATTTCGAGATTGGGAAAGCGGTTATATAGAAGATTATGACTATAAGTTAATTCCTTTCGATAATAAGTAAAATATTATGAATAAAAGAACCTTTATTAAAAATTTATCATTAACAGTATTAACAAGTTTATTACCTAATATTGCTATCTCTTCTCAATCATATAATGTTCCTACGAAAGAAATTATGACGAAGTGGTATCCTATATTAGCATTCAAAGATAATACTATTAATCCCTTAGTTAAACTAGAAACAGCTATTCCTTTAAAGGATCAAGAGTATATCTATGATTATTCTTTCCTTATTCCAAAGGAACAAGTGTATCAATGTGTGAACGAAATGGAGACGCTTGAAATTAAATGTAAAGCTTTAGAGAAATTAGAATTATCCCGACAAATTAGAAGAGTACTACATTTAGGTATTCCTTCAATTCGTCGTAGATTTGGTAAAAAAGATAATATAGAAACCGATTCTTTGATTCTTTTTAAAGAGGTAAACGAGAAAGGTATTTTAGTTAATTTAGAAAAATCTAAATGGGATGATCTTTTTATTAGTTGGAATGCATGGATACTCGCAAAAGATATTACTTCTTGGACTTCTATGCCATATGATACCGTCTTCGTTGATTATATCAGGGACGAACAATATCGGTTGACACCAGTGAATAAGGTGGTATAATCCTTCATGAACCTTTCTGCTCTTCTAAAGAAACTTGCTATTTTTAATCATATTGAAGATAGTCCTTCTGAACAAAAATTTAAACCTGTGAAAACATCCACCCTCCGTGAATTAGTAGATAACTATCTAATTGCTGAAACCCTTGAAGATAAAGAGCGTCTTTTAAAGTTAATTAAAGATCGTTTGGAAGATTTTTTCGATAAAGTTTATCAGTTATATAAGGCTCATGGAGTTGTTCCGATAAAATGGAATTTTTATCAGGGTAAACCTAGTTCCGCTTATTCCTCTTATGGATATGGTTATTGGACAAACCTTCATATCGGAATTAATAAAATTTATCATGAACATCGTTCTGGTTACTCATATAATAATGTTATCGCTGAATGGTTTACTATTGATGAAGTAGATAATTTTGGTTCATGCGAATTACAAGTGGGACTTAAAAAGAAACAAATTGAGCTTCTTCAACAAGAAGTAGAGGAGATTAAAAGTAGATGTCCTGCCACTATCAAAGAAAAAGAACAAAAAATAGAGAAACTTAAAAAGGCGCTTGACACTGGTAAATAAAGTGGTATAATAACTCTCATTAAGACGGTGTAGTTTATTGGTAAAACAGTCCCCTTTCACGGGACTGAACCGAGTTCGATTCTCGGCTCCGTCGCCAATTTAAACAAATTCAATAATGAATAGTAAAGAAACATTAGAACAAGTTCGTAATCTCTTATCCCGAATGTGGTTTCACGATCAAGACGGTTCTACATTATATCCTGTTCCCGCTAGATATTGGGATTCCCCTACTCATTTCGATTGGGCGAAATATTCCCAAGCCCGTAATAGTTACGAAGAAATTCATAATAAAGAGGCTAATGAATCCTTTCTTTTTGAAATCATTCATAATGAAGTTCTACCTTTAATTGATAAACAACTTTCAAATTTGACTAATAATGAATAGTAAATTTGAAACCAATCATCCTGCTAAGTTTGGATATTACTGGATCAAGAAAAACGAAGATGCTTGTTTTGAGCTTTATAAATTAACTCCTTCAAAACAATTTACAAACGATAATAGAAGTGTCGAAATTTGGGAATGTCCCGGAATAGGGCGAACATATCTTGATTGGAATAATTTTCCTTCTTGGCAATGGATTCCAATAGAATTGCCAGCTAACAGCTCCTAATATATGATATTTCTACGAAAGAAAGATAATAGTGAAGTTATTCACAACATCTGGCGTGCCATTCATACAGGAGAAGATGTTGTCATTGACGATTTAGATATTTTAGATACGATCATCTTTGATCCTGATTGCCCTTCTGATTTAAGATTTAAAGGTAGAAATGAATATACTCTTGGACTTACCAGTGTTAAAGGTATGAGAGAGTTTGGATATGACGTTTTAGAATAAAATGAAAACTTTAATAACAGGACATAGATTACATAAACTGTTATCGTATGATATTGAATGGATCAAACTGGCTATTGGAGAAGCATTAGATTCCACATTTCTTGATTATACAACTTATGGTCTATCAGGAATGGCAAGTGGCGTTGATTTATGGTTCTGCAAAGAATTAAAAGAAAGAGTGATACCTTATGCTGCCTGTATTCCATTTGAAGGGCAAGAGGAAACGATGGATGAAGAGTCTGCTACTTGGAGACGGATTTTAATCAAACGTGCAGCAGAAGTGCTTTCTATTAGAAATTCAGCCATGGTGGAGAAAGCTGATGCTGCCTTAGTAGTTTGGGATGGAAACAAAGGCGGAACACATAATGTTTTTCAACAATTGGTAGAACATAATAAACCTTTCGTTTGGATCAATCCTGTCGGAAAAAAGATTTTTGAAATAAGATGAGAACCCAACGACAACTAGAAGCCATTGAAGAATTGAAACAATGGATTAAAAAATATGATGTGGAATTTGAAGCTGATGATCCTCTTTGTTCCGTATATGCAGTGTTTAATGGTATTGATGGGCCACATAGACTTCTTTGGTTAAAGAGAGAAATACTTTTTAAAGATGAAACAGAATAATCTTTGTGTTATATTAGTTCATCATGAAAACAGAAAATGTTAAACTAACTGGCAATATCACCGCCGCTCATGGCAACGGTTTCTATCGTGTCCAATGTGATAAACTCCCCAATGGAGTTATTTGCACCCTTGCAGGTAAAATGTCTAAAGGTTACAATAAACCTGATGTAGGCGATAATGTCAAATTTGAAGTAAGTCCCACTGATGTATCAAAAGGAAGAATCATTGCAAAATGGTAATTCTTCCTTAAAGATAAATAAAGGTATGAACTTCACAGAACATTTCCTTTTACACGAAAGACAACATTTTATTAAACTTGCTAAACTTACTGAAATTATCATTTCTAAGTTAGAAGAGAAAATTCGTCAGAAGAAAAACGGTGTTCGTTCAGGAACAACTTTCACTATTCCTATTGGAAAATTTTATGACTTAGATATTAAGTTTTATAAAGGATATTCTAGGCGAACCCATGCACAAAGAAAAGAACATGCATGGGGAGATACTAATGTTCAAGCCATTTATTATCCCGAAACCACCGAAACCAATGGAACAATTGAAATTTATTTCAATCCTGCAAAATCAGGAGAATATTATTATAAAGATAAAAAATTTGAAGACATTATAGATGGTTCTCTTCCTAAATTCATCAAAGATGCATTAAGACATGAAATTTCTCATGCATACGAAGATATAGTTAAAAACGTATCAAAATATAAAGAAAATGATTATTCCGTAACAAATGATTATTACAATCAAGATGAAGAATTAAATGCAAATCTAAGTCAATTCCTTAATTCTGAATTATCCGTTAATGCAGATATTATGTATAAAATTTCCGAAGGAGATATTAATGGAGCAGTAAATGCATATATCAGAAAACTTAAAACTTCTGAATTCATTAAACATGTTACTCCGCAAAATAAAATTTGGATCATTAAAACCATTTATACTTTTGTAACAGGTTTAGTTGAACAAAGCAAAGCCAAATTACCTTCTTAATTGTCATAATAAAGATTGAAAAATATCTAATTGTTGTTAATAAGTAGGAATTAATATGGCATTCCTCTCTGATATTCTTTTCATTCTAAAACGACGTGATGGTTATAATCCTCAAACAGATTACACCCATTCCTTAAGTACTGGACTTAGTAATTCTTGTTCTTTCATTGATACAATGTTGAAGAACAATGATGTTCTTTCTAATATTGAAATCGTCAATGATAATAATGATATTGACCGAGTTGTTACTCTTCATAAGCCAAGACGGGTTATTATAGAAGCCTTATGGGTTACGCCTGAAAAGTTTAAAGTTCTAAATAAACTACATCCAGATGTAATATGGGTTGTACGGCTTCATAGTGAAATTCCTTTCCTTGCCAATGAAGGTATTGCTATTCAATGGATCAATCAATATCTAACATATCCAAATGTCTATGTTGCTGCTAATTCAGATGTCATCTTTGAAGAACTTCAACATTATGTTAAATCATATAGAAAGGGATATAATAAAAAATTAGTTTATCTTCCTAATCATTATGAATTAAAAGATATAACAAAATATATTAAAATAATTGATAAAGATTGGATTGATGTTTCATGTTTTGGAGCAATCAGACCTTTGAAGAATCATATGATTCAAGCATTAGCGGCTTTGAAGTTTGCTAATAAGATTGGTAAGAAATTGAGATTTCATATTAATTCGGAAAGAACGGAACAAAAAGGTGATTCGATTTTAAAGAATTTGATTAGTTTCTTCGATGGATTAAAAGGGCAAGGGCATGAATTAGTGATGCATGAATGGAAGACTTATGAAGAATTTTTAATTTTGTGTAGAAGTATGGATATAGGAATGCAATGTAGTTTTTCTGAGACATTTAATATTGTTGCAGCGGACCATATTAATATGGGTGTGCCCGTGGTTGTTACTGATGAAATTCCTTGGGCATGTTCCTTGTTTACTGCCAATGCAACTAATAGTGATGATATTTGTAAGAAATTAAGAAGAGCATATAAATGGGCAGATTACAATGTTTACTTTAATAAGAAAAATATTAAAAAGTATAATGAAGAAGCAGAAGAATATTGGATGAAGTTTCTCTTGCATTAAGAGCGAATGAGGTTATGTTTGTGTATGACTGCGGAAAATTTTGAACAAACGCGACAATTCTTACAAGAGAACACCCAAACATACGATCAAGTAATTGAGGATATGAAGCAGCATAAAGAGCAATATAGTCCTACGGAAGGAAATATTGTTAGTTTTCTTCCTATTCTACATAATAAAAACGTATTGTTAATGCAATTCTATGGATATTCTATTAACTTGAATGCAGATGGAACGTGGATTTTTGAGGATACTGCTGGATAATATATGAAAAATCTTAAGAAAGTCGTGTGGTTCCATTACAACAAGCCCTATTCTAGAAAATACGGTGTTGATAAATGGACGGTTCATTGGCAAGGAAGTTGTCACATTGTCGATCAAATTCATTGTTATATTCCCACCTTTTCTAAAAATAGAAAAACTCAACCAAAAGTAGTAATGCGAGGAATGGCATCAGAAGTCCTCATAGAAGATGGAATAATTACCATTCGTTAACAATAAAAAAAAAGCCGGAAATTTCTTTCCGGCTTTTTTGTTTTTATATATTATAATTTATTAAGGTGTAGTAATGCCACAATTAGTTCCACCAGTATTATTAAGAATAGTATTCTCATAACCAGCATATACTAGATCAGTAGTAGATAATGCACTAGTATCAATTGAACCACTATCAAAATTGAGAACGGGACGCCACATTTGATATTGTAATCCAACAGTAAATTGAGTCTTTTGAATTTCAGTTTGATCATATTCAATAGGACCAACACTTTGAGGGAATACCCCAATTAAACGATACACACGTATGATTTTACACTGTGGAGACAGAACCGCTATGTCGATACTGGAAGAGTCACAAGGGAAGTTAAACTGCCCACAAGACGTATCCTCGTTGATGGTGGCAAAAGACCAGCGTTCAAAGGCATTACGCACAAGATAGTCACCAGGAGTAGAGAAGGTGATTTGCCATGGATTAGGTTCATAACTGGCTTGACCTGGAATCTTAAATTTAAATCCTTGATAAGGAATATCAATACTATCAATATTGCGACCTGGAATTGAGTAAGTGGTAGCATAAAGATAACCACCTGCTCCTACTGGATTATCAATTAATTCTGCCCTGACATAAGCAGGAACCCCAGGACCGACATCAAGAATACGCACTTGATTCTGTCTAGAGAAATCGTGTTGTTGAAAAATCTGTTTTGCTTTTTGAATAGAACCGAGAGCCATGATTATAATTATTTATCATGGTTTTCCTCATTTCAGAAAAAACAAAAAAACCATAAGAGGAACTAGCCCCTTATGGTTTTTTTGACTTATACTATTATCTGTTATTAACCGATATTAATATTTGTTTTTGTTGATTTCTTTTCTTCTGGTTTTTTAACCGGAAGGGTGATCTTAAGTAAACCATCTTCAAATACTGAAGAGATTTTACTTTGTTCAAAATGGTCGTCGATATACCATTTCTGTGTAATAGCCTTCTTACGAATAGACTCTTTCACATATTGAACGTCTTTAACTTTGTCATGTTTCTTGACAGAGAGAACAAGAGAACCATCCTCAATTGAGAGAGAAATGTCTTCTTTCTTGTATCCTGCAAGAGGAACTTCGACAATAAGATTACCTTCTTTGTTGTAATATTGATCAGTTGGATAGGGATCAGTATTTAATGAATTGAAGATACTTTGAAAATCTGATCCAAATAGATCAGAAACAAATTTATCTAATTCAGTTGTGCTTGTCCAAAATGGAAAAGCCCGATTTGTTAGGTTTAGTGTATTCATTTTTTGTTTGTTTTTGTTTATCAGATAATTTTCCCTTTCGGCAAAAATTATCCATAAAATCTTTTTTTATTTATTCGCTTTGCCAAATTTTATTTTTAAACATTTGGCGATTTTCTAGGCATTTAAAATATTGATTATTAAAGTTATCTTTTAACTTTTGCTCCCATGTTTCGATTTCCTTATAAGTTTTAAACTTTTTACAGAATTCAACTAATTCATTAAAATTATCAGATAAATGTGGTTGATTTATGCTCCATAATTCAGGAAATTGATTACCTGCCATAAAAGGATCAATAAAATTATGCCAAGACCATCCTTTATAATATTGAGCAATATAATAAAATTGTCCATATGCAATAACTCTAGTCTTCACCTTCGTCTCCTTCTCAGGAGGAACATAACCAACTACTTTCAATAATGGTTTTAATAAATTATACATAATTAAATTTTAAAAATAAAAGAGTTACTGAACAATTTACTGAAATCTTTCGAATAGTGATAGTATTGAATATCAAAATATCCTTTACCTTTATTGACTACTCTACAATTCATTCTATTGTGAATATTTCCATCAGTGATATATCTTACGTCTGTAAAAAATTCTTTAAGCTGCTTTAATAAATTATACATATTAGGTTAAATGATAATCAATTTCCGTAATATTTCTCGCTTCTTCTTGTTCACATGATAATGAATATTTCATAGGAATACCATTATTAACCTTTAAACAGGATCGCATATCTCCCGAAACAGTTTGAACATAATTATATAATGCCTTATAAGGAATATCATTTTCCGTAACTTCTTCCTTGAACAAGTCTTCTCCTACGTTGACAAATTTAATTGCATTACAAAAAGCAAACCAAAGAGACAATTCAGTGTCATTCATTTCTTTTGCAGGTTTAGCATGAGAACTATTCAAATTTAAGTCGAGAATTAACGGATTCATAGGGTTGTAAGGTTAGAGTTCCAATAAAGGGTAGATTACGTAGTTTTAGAGTTTTAACAAGGAATCCTCTAGCGGCTGGTTCCGTGCCATATTCAACAGTCCTTGGATCAATAAAAGCTTCTCCTAAGAAAGAATTGACCATGTTTTGAAGAGTAACTATTTCGGAATTACCTCGATTAGAAGCATTAAAAACTTCAAATGCTGCCTTAATTTTACGAGTTAATGTTTGAAAAAGTTCTCCATGTTTTGCCCAAAATTTAAATTGGTTTTCTTTCATAGAGACTTCACAATCTTTACACATGAATTCTCTGGCAAGTTTTTCTTCATCTCCCCAATAATCAAACCGGGCTTGATATTGATCAGGATTAAGAATCTTTTCTGTTGCACAGAATGCACAAGGAATAGTTCTATTCGTTCTAGTTAAACGCGGGCGTTCTTCTAAAATCTGTTTTGGTTCTTTTTTCTCTTTTCTTTTTCGTTGTTTCATTTCAGGAACAACGAATTCGCTAGTGTTTTCCATAAATTTTATAATTGTTCAAAGAATTGAAGATGAGCAAAATTGTTTTCGTCTTTATCGTCAATTGGTGGATATTCTTCTAACCAGACTGCGCACCAAGAACCATACACTTCACATTTAGAAACTGTATAAATTTCTCCTACTTTAAAATAATTTTTTACTCGTTCAATAATATTAGTAAAGTGAGGATAAACAAAGGCAGGAATGCCTTTAAATTTAAGTTTATCACCGGGTTTGGGCCAATTAGTTTTCATATTGTTAGTGTAAATCGTTCATGGGATAATCGTTAGCATCATTACATCCACAATTCCCACTACAACACGGGTTTTCCTTTGAAACTGAAGGAAATTTCAAAATATTATCAGTACGTTCTAGATAATCTTGATCTGTTTCATACCCTTTACTAGTGGGATTTTGGCACCATGTTGGACCCATTCCACAAGGGCAATTACTATTCGGACAAGAATAACACATGACCCCAGATAATTCTAATCCACATTTACTACATCCGGCTAATGTATGAGGTCGGGGAATTTCTACAGGAGGGCGGAAAGGAAAAGCTTTCATATGGTCATTCTTTTCTTTTTCGTGTTTCTTAAAAGCCTCTTGAATTTTTCTTGCTATTTCCGCTTGTGCATTATGCACTTCCGAACCATTATAATCTGCAATCATCTTTATTTCAGGAACAACCGTTTCAATGACAAACAACAAAACAATATCAGTATTAATATTCAACCACTGACTACTATGTTCGTCCTTAACTTTGATATAATAACTAAATGCATCAGTTACTTTCCATTGTTCCTTATAAAATGTTGGGTCGTTTTTACGATAAAATACCACTTCATGTCCTACTAATTTAGCAGTTTCTAAATTGACAAGACTTCCTGTATAATACTCTTCAATTGCTCTCTTTATATTGCTCATAATTATTATAAAATACCTTCTAGTATTCCCAGAAGATATACCAAGAACACAGTATTGTCAACGGATTCTTTGTTAAATTGTGACACATCGACACTCTTCAATTGCTCAATTGTGCCAACAATATCAATATCTCTTCCTCCTGACACATTAGTCATTGCCTGAATAAAGAAATCTCTCACTAATTCCCAATGATGAATAATATCTCTATTATTTTTACAAGTCTTAGCAGTAATATTTGCCAATTTATATTTCTTAATATCTTCTGGCTTAAAGTTTAAAGAAAATTTCCGAATAGTTTCTTTTAGTTGTTCTAGACTTGCCGATTCTTCTGCAACAGGAACTTCTGCTTGAATAGCAGAATTAGGTCGAAAATAGTGGATAGAACTATTTTGAATAGGATTAAAGTCTGGAATCAATCGAGACATTATAATGCATTAGTGTTGACCGGAGTTTGAACAGCAGCAGTAAGAAAAGTCACATGTACTGCATTTCTTTTCCCACAATTGCCACATTGATATTCCGTATCATTTAAATCTAAATTCATTGTTGCCACATTTCCACAATGCTGACATGCTGTATCAATAGCATATTGCTTAAAAGGCTTGCTATTATATTCATCTAATACTTTCTTAATCGTATATTTCTCGTAAAAGAAATTACTAATTTTAGGAAGTATTAGTTGTAGACCAATTAAGGAATAGAAAATGTGCCAAAAGGGATATGCAAGAAAATACTGTAATCCTAATGCTAATGATGCTGCGATTAATGCAACAAGACACAAGGATACTAATACTATTAATATTCTTTTAGAGGTTTTCATGAATTACTTGGATGGTTCAGAGAGGATTTGAGTAACTCCTTGTTTACAGAAAGAACCGCAATTGGTGCAGCGCCATGTACAATTCATTACTTTCTTTCCAGAGGATTCAGTGACTGATTGTTCTCTGCCGTACACCGTACCGCTACAACTTTGACATCTAATGGGGACATTTCTAATAAGGTTCATATTTTTCTATTTATTATCGAATGGCTCGAATATCTTCTTCAATCTGACATAGTCAGCATATTGTTGTTTTCTGCGTTTTTCTTCTTGCCATTTATATACATCCGTTCGTTTAAGGAATTCCTCATCTGTTTCTTTTCGATGTCCCACAAATATTAATTTGAGAGATTCGTAATCATAGCTTAACTTAATCTTATTAAGACCTTGTTTTGCTCCTTGTCTCGCCGCTTTTTCAAAAAGATTTCGCAATAAAGAAACTGCTTCTTCTTCATATACATCATCAAATTCAAAATTGTTTAGTTCACAAATTTCAAGTTGTTTAATTTCTTTTTCCATATTTTTTTATAGTGAAAGGTTATCTATCCAATTCTCGCAATCTTGATCATTGGTGATTTTAGAGAATAATTGTTGCCAAGAACCAATTTGTCTTAATACACTTGTTCCGCCATATTCATTCATCAAATCAATAAATTCTTTACGATTGAATTTACTATCTCTCTGTTCGTTGATCTGTTGTTCCGCATGAAGCATATCATCTGAACAATTCTTCATTCCGTAAGAAATGTCAACGACCTTTAAATTATTTCTAATTAATTCTTTCTGTTCGTCCGTCAGTTTATCATATTCTTCTAAAGAACTTTTATTAATTTCTTCTGCAAGGGTACATGCTCTCTTATCCCCAAATTTAGGCAATCCTTCAATGTTATCGGAAACATCTCCTTTAATTGCTTTGAATAGAATATAACTTTCCAAAGAACAACCTGCAAACTCCACAAAATTATTAATATCAACTATTCCTCGATTAGGAAGCAATTGATCAGTTTTATGAGAAACTAATTGTAATAAATCTCTATCCGAAGAAACAATTAAATTATTTCCTTCTAATACAGAACAAAGATAATAAATGACATCGTCTCCTTCCAGACTATATGGTAATATAGTTTTAATTCCAAGGGTATTACAAATATTAATTATAATAGGGAAATACGTGTGAATCTGTCTAGTATCGTCTGATTCAACACGTTGTTCTTTGTAAGAGGAAACTAAGGTTCTACGAAAGTTAACGGCATCTGGATTGGAACGTTTATCCCATGTGATATAAACATTGTTTGGGGTATATTCTTCCATGAGATTCTTAAGCATTGTTAAGAATTTATGAATTGGGGCAATATTTAAACC